TGGCGCCCGGCCTTCAGCTCCTTGGCCATCTTCTCTGCCCAGTCGTTGCGCAGGATGTTGTCGGAGCAGTATTCCATCAGGTAGTCGAACTGCATGTGGCGCAGCATGTAGCGCAGGCCCATCTCGAACTTGCGCCCGACGGGGTGGTTGCCTACCTCGTAGTGGATATAGTTGCGCTTCTTGCATACCGCCGCAAGGCCCGGGTCGTCGCCGATGACGCATACCTCCATCTCGATGCCATGCTCGAGGAACTGGCCGCGTACGCGGTCGAGTGCGTCCATGGCGATATTGCGGATGCGCGGCCGCTTGTAGACCGGGAAGTGTACGGCAATTTTCATTTGCTCTTGCGTTGGGTGATGTACCACTGCTTGTCGATGCAGTGGACGGTGATGCCGTCGTAGGCGCGGTCCATCGATGCCGATGCGCTACCGTCGATGGTGACCGTGGTGTCTGCAGCTGCTGGTCGTAGGGTCAGTGTCCGCTGGTTCGAGAGGTGGCTGCCCGTCTTGATACGCACCTCACGCCCTTCGCTGGTATCTACCTCCGGTAGGCGCAGGGTGGATGAAGCTGAGCCGGAGCCGCTCGCGTAGTTGCAAAAGATGAGGTGGTCATCGCTGGCCACGGTAAATGTGGTGCCGTTGGTCAGGGTGATGAGGCGCGGGTTGCTGTACACCGCCCCGTAGATGTTTAGGTCGAGGGTGCTCTCCCATACCGACGTGCTGGCGTTGTATTCCAGGCGGCTGTAGCGCGCCGGGCTGGTGGCGTCTACGTCGTAAATGTCGTCGAGGTACAGCTCGCCGAGGTCGGCAAGGGCGGACGGGACGGTGACGTTGTCGCGGACAACGCGCACGTCATACGTCTGCGTCAGGGTAAAGAGGTCGATGGCCTCGAAGACGTCGGTCACCTGGTTGGTCAGGCGAATTTCTGCGATGGTATTGCCCCCGTAGCCGTCGAGCGCGGCACGTACCAGGACCGCCAAGGCGTTGGCGTCTTTGGGCTTGTCCTCGATGATGGTCACCTGCACGGTGTTCGTGTCCATCGTGCTGGTGCTGTCGTGCGTGTCGGCAGGGTCGGTAGCAATTTGCTGCACCACGATGGCTGGAATGGTGGCGCCTTCGAGCCGAGACAGCGGGTATATGCGGTCAGCGGTGGTGATGGCCGTGACGTTGGCGTCTGCCTTGAGGATGTCGATGACGAGGTTGATCATGCGAAGCCTTTTTTCTTTTTGAACTTATCGATGACCTGTATGGCGTCCTGATTAAATCGCTGGATGGCCTCTTCACCACGGCTGGCCAGCACCTTGCCATAGATGTCGTGCCCTTGGAAGCCGGGGTGTTTAATTTGTTTTATGCGATGGATGTATCCTGTTTGCGCATTGCGCACCATAAAACCACCGCGACCAGTGCCGCGTGTCCCAATGGCACCACCCCGTGTGGATTTGCCCTGCCCTCCCGTCCGCACCTGTGGCGCGCTGCCTTTCTGTAGTAGGTGGTTGTACTTGATAGGCGCGGCTGTCGTCGCCTTTGGGCTGTCGAGGTAGCTGCTTTTGGGCTGGATGTTGAACCGCTTCTTGGACGTCTTGAGGACGACGTAAGGCTTGTACTTCTTTTCGTTACCTGAGACCACCTGCTGCGCCTTGGACCACGAACCTGAGCCGCCCAGCTGTTGGCCTAAGGTTTTGGCCTCATTGCGCAGTACGGCGGCAGCTTTTATCTGAGCTTGCGAGATAGCCTTTCCCTTCAGTTCCAGTGGCAGCTCCTTGAGGGCAGCCTCGATAGCCTTGACGCCTGCGGCATCCACGCGCACGTTGAAGCCTGCCATCAGTTCCTAAGCTCGGTAAAGACGCGCAGACCTTCGCGGCGGCCGATTTCCTCCACGCCTACGATGTAGTAGTACTGGCTGTTGTACAGGATGCGCATCGTGGAGTTTACCGTCGAGAGGTAGCGCATGGTCCACTGCGTACGGGTGAGGGCGGTCTGCCGGTCCACTTCGACCACCTCGCCGGAGCCGCGGTCGAGCTTGTCAGCCCACACGGTGGCCAGCGTGGTCCACGTCACGACGTCGTAGTTCCAGTCGTCTTTGGTCACCGTCGGCTGCTCGATGACGATGCGGCGGTCCATCTTACCGATCCTCATGCGTAGACGCGGTAAGTGGACAGCAGTGCCTGCACGCCCATAGGTAACTCGCTCACGATGGTACCGGTCAGCACCTGCTGCCGGTTCTCGTAGTAGTGGCCGCACAGCAGGCGCATAGCCTGCAGGATAGGACCGGGCACCGTGCTGTGCCCTGCCGTCGTGTTGATGATGACCTGGTTGTATCGCTCGAGGTAGACGGCCGGAGGCGCGTCGAAGGCGATGCGCTGCGGCGATCCCACGAGGTCGGCATACCACCGCGCAGTCGACAGCGTCTGCAGCACGTTGTCCACGTCGTAAAACTGCACCGACGAGATGGCCGTGACCGGCCCGGCCGGGAACTGGTTGTCCTCGAAGGAGTCCATGTAGAAGGTCACCGTGCCCGAGCCGAACAGGCGGCCCGTGTATTCCTCGCACGCCTGGCGCGCCGAGGTGAGCAGGAAGCCGAGCGTCGTGTCGTCATCGTTGCCGTCAATCCTCAAGTAATTCTTGAGGTTGGTGAGGCTGATGAAGTTGGTGTCGGTAGGCTCCGCCGCGCGGCTGTATCGCATAGTCATAGGTCAAAAGTAAGAAAGCCCGGGGGAGTGCCCCGGGCCTTCTCTATGGTGTCAGCTCTGCAAGGATTATGCGCCCACCGTGAACCGGACGTCGCCCGTGTGTGCGAAGTCGGCGTCGGCGTACATGTTGAGGATGAGGCGGGTGATGCCCGTCGCAGCCAACGTGTACGGGTCGATAACGAGGTCGGCTGCTCCGCCGCCCCAGTATGCCACGTAGCAGTTCTCCATGTTCGCGATAACGATCGGAACGAGGTCGGCCTCGTTGTTGATCGTCGTGGATGCCGTGTTGTTGGCGTACACTTCGCTGTAGATGTCGTAAGATGCGTCAGTGATGAGGCCAGCAGCTGCGAGCGAGGTGCCGTATGCTTGGTATCCGAAGATGGCGTTGTCCTGCATGATGGGGATAGCGCCGCCGGAGACCGTCGGGGTGTAGCGCGCCGTAGCGAGCAGGCCGTGCGACGTGATGAACGCCGTGCTGTTCGTCAAGGCGTTGGCGTTGCCGAGGGCGCCGATGAGGCCCGAAGCGACAGCCGAGGTCAAGCCCGCGACGTTAGCGGCTGCCGTTTCGTTACGCTTCACGAACGTAGAAGCTGCAGCTGCGATGACCTTGGTCAGGAACATCTCGTCCACCTGCGCGGCAGCAGCCCGTGCGAATTGGCGCTGAACCGTAGCATCGATGCTTTGGTTCATAGCTGCCAGCAACTCGTTGGTGATGTCGATACGCGAAGCCACACGCTGCGGAGCCAACTGGCGTGCTGCGATAGCTGCTGCACCCGTTGCCGACGCCGTTTCGTTGATGATGTCCGTGCCGTCGTTGAGGGAGGGCAGGTTGATGTTTCCAGCGAGGCCGCGCAGGACGTTGGCGCCTGCCTGCTCGAGGATAGGGGTCGGGACGAGCGCCTCGAGGACGTTCGTGTTGGATTGTCCGGGGACGTTTGTGCCGCCGATGGTCGACGTGTTCCGGAGGATGAAGCCCGGGATCTGTGCCAAACCGCGGACGCCGACGCCTGCGTTCTTCAGGTCGGATGCTGCCTGCTGGCTCATCTCCGCCTCGAGGCCGGTCAAGCGGCCGGTCATCGATTCGCGGACGAGCTTGCTGATGGAGTAGCGCTGCTGGATTTTCTCCTGCTCGAGCACCTCCGGCTGCGGGGTAGCAGCAGAGAAGGCAGCACGCAACACCTGCGCCTCGGTCTTCTCGGCGCGCTCAATTTTCGCGTCGAGCGCCTCGATTTCTTGGTGCAGGTTGTCTACGGCCGTCTCTTCGGTTTCGTTGAAGGACCGCTGCATCAGCTCGGCCGATTCGGTCAAGCTCTTCAGCTGGTTCAGCTTGGAGGCGCGCAGCGCCTTCATGTCGTTGAGGTTCATGTATGGAAGGGTAAAGGGTTTCGGGTCAAAGGTAGTATGTGCCGAGATATTGGTTTTCCGGCTTTGGTTTTCCTCCGGCATGTCGTCCGGGCTGTCGTCCGGCATGTCGTTAGGCATGTCTTCGGAGACCTCCTCGGTGTAGTCGTCAATCATCGCCTTGATGTCCTCCAGCGATTCGATGATGTCGTCGAGCAGGTCGTCGGTCTTATCGTCGCGCTCCTCCGTCATCTCCAGCAAAGCAGGCAGGCGGGCCGCCATACGCGCTGCGACGGTGGTGGTGGGTGAGGCGGGGTACGTTACCGGGCTGACGTCGTACAGCTGGCCTACGCGGGTAATCGTCCGCATGCTGCGGTCTTTGCTCCACTCGTCCTCATCGATAGTGAAGGCGAAGCTCGACTGCGTGATGTCGCCGCGCTTGATGAGCTTGTACAGGTCGCGCCCTTCGCTGGTGTCGGCGAGCATAGCACGGTAGTGGAGGCCGCGCTCGTCTATGGTCAGCTCGAGGGTTCCGTTGGTGGTGCGTGCCAGCGGGACGCCAGCGTGGTTGATGAGCAGCCGGACGTCGTCCTCCGTGCGCCCGTTGAAGGCGCCGGGAGCTACGCGCTCCTGGAAGTAGCCCAGGTCGTAGCTGTCTCCGAAGACCGAAGCGTAGCCGCTGATGATCATGTCCTCTGTCGCGCGCACCTCCATAGTGCGGACCTCGACGTTGGGGCCGTAGATGTTCCGCAGCTCTTGCTCGCGGTCGTTGTTGTTCTCTTGCATCTCTTCAGCTTTTGTCGTTGTACTTGAGAGCCATAATTTCGTTGCCGTGCACGTTGGTGTTCAGACGCAAGTCCAACACGTACAGGTTCAGCTCGCGTTTCATTATGGCAAGGCGGTCGGCGTGCCGCTCGTAGATGTCCTCACACACGAGGACACCGCCGTCGGTCAGCAGGGCGCCGTAATTTTTGAGGAACCAAACCTGCGACTCCCAGGTGTGCGGGCCGTCGTCGATGATGACATCAAACTGCCCTTCATTCTTAAGAAGCAAAGCGATGGCGTCCTCCGTGTAAGCGTTGTACTCCGCGCCCTTATAGATTTTGACGTTGTCCTGATTTAAGGGAAAACGCAGCTCCATGTTTGCGGCGTTGTTGTCAATGCCTACCACGCGATTGATGTATGGAAGCCCGGCGAGGGAATGGATGCTGGCGCCTTCGAAGATGCCAATTTCCAAAACCTTCAGCGGCCTATTCTTGCGCATTAGCTGCTCGGCGAAGATGAAGTCGTACGCCCTGCCGTAGCTGTGGTACGTGTTCTTGTCCGAGCCGTTGGACGTAAAAATTTCGCCCACGTTGCAGTGCTGGTACAGCGGATTGCCGCAGGAGCAGTTCGGTGCTTCCGCAGTTACAGCAGCTGCCGGGGCTTTCTCCGTTTTTTTTTTATACGGCATCGCTGCTGATTTTCGTGCTGTAGTCCGACATGCTGCTCAAGTCCAGCTGGTTCACCTGCACGAGGTGGATGTCGCCCTTGGCGCCGATGGTGTTGTAGTCCTCCATCGTGCGCACCTCGTTGATGGTGAACACCCCGTCGGTGAGCATTTGAATCAGCAGC